CACTAAATCAAGGTAATAGAAACACTAAAGATATTAAACAATTAACATCTGCGAATGGTTAATTCCTTTACTTAATTAAACAGCATAAATACAGCAACATTAATTAAAACAGGTTATCCATATGTCGTGGAAAAAGTATTTTAAAGTTGCTGACACATCAGGACAGTTTAGTCCAATAGGCAGTGGTGCAACAACGCCACAAGCAAGTAACTTCGCATTTAGAAACTACCAAAGTAAACTTCCTGAAGTTTACACAGGACATCCTAACCGTGTTGAACGTTACAATCAATACGAAGCAATGGATATGGATAGTGAAGTAAATGCTTGTTTAGACATTATTTCCGAATTCAGTACACAAGCAGATGACATTACTGATAGTCCATTTGACATTAAGTACAAAGAAAAACCAACTGATAACGAAGTTAACATTCTTACAGAGCAATTAATGCAGTGGGTTAAGTTAAATCGATTTAATGAACGCTTATTCAAAATGTTCCGCAACACAATTAAGTACGGTGACCAAGTATTCATTAGAGACCCTGAAACATTTAAACTTATGTGGGTTGAATCTACTAAAGTATCACGTGTAATTGTTAATGAGAGTGATGGCAAAGAACCTGAGCAGTACGTTATACAGGATATCAATCCCAACTTCCAAAATCTAACAGTTGCGGCAAAGAATACAGACGACTTTTCAGTTAACCCTGCTAGAGGCGGATACACTGCACCAAACCAAGCACCTGTAAGTGGCGGAAACTTAAACAATAACGGCACTCGTTTTGCTAACTCAATGAAAGAGTCAGTAATTGATGCTAAGCATGTTGTGCATTTGAGTTTAACAGAAGGTCTTGATGTTACTTGGCCATTTGGTACTAGTATTTTGGAGAACATTTATAAAGTGTTTAAACAAAAAGAAATGCTAGAAGATGCTATTCTAATTTACAGAATTCAAAGAGCACCAGAACGCCGTGTATTCTATATTGATGTTGGTAATATGCCTAGTCACATGGCAATGAGTTTTGTAGAGCGTGTTAAGAATGAAATACACCAAAGACGTATCCCTACTCAAGGCGGTGGTGGTAACACAATGGATGCAACTTATAATCCATTGTGTATTGATTTGAATACTAGAATTCCATTGTTAGATGGTAGAACATTGTCACTAACTAATGTTATTGATGAACACAACGAGGGTAAGGAAAATTGGGTTTATAGTACCAATCCTGTAACAGGAAAGGTTGTTCCTGGTAAAGTTGCTTGGGCGGGTGAAACTAGGAAAGATGCTGAAGTTCTTAAATTGCACCTAGACAATGGTGAAACATTAACATGTACGCCAGACCATAAAATACCCGTACTCGGTAAAGGATTTGTGGAAGCGAAAGATTTAAGTATTGACGAAAGTTTAATTTCATTTGAAACTAATCACAGAACGGTGGATGACAGTACCAAAGGTATAAAATACGAAAGAGTATTTGACCATGAAATAAACGAATGGGTGTTCACGCATAGAATGGTTAAAGAAAACTGCGAATTAGATACATTTATTCATGAAGACAAATATAAAAATTACAATCATGTAGTTCATCACGTAGATTTCGATAGATTTAATAATAGTCCTAGTAATTTAATGCATATGAATAAAGGTGACCATATTAGATATCATGCTTCTAAATCTGTATGGAACACACATCCTGATACTGATTTAATTAAAGCAAAAATTTCTAAAACTGTAAAAGAACATTGGAAAAATAAATCACAGGAAGAAAGGGAACAATTTACGAAGGATTGTTCACAGTGGCATAAGGGAAATTGGACAAAACGCAAGTTAAATGTGAAGACTTATGAAAAATATTTACAAGCACAGTCTGTTAGGAGTAAGCAACGATTTATTGATAATCCAAAATCGTTAGAGAACTTCTTAAAAAGTGCAGAAGGTAAGCGAGTATCTTTTAATAATCAAGAATTTGTATGGACGCAACCAATGGTATCTAGACTCATTACAATAGTCAAGAAAAATGATACCAATAAAATTAATACTATAAAAATAGTTAATATGGATACTAAGTTCATGACGCTATTGAAGGATGCCAATAAACCATCAGGTAAGAAAGGGCAACTTTATAAAATCAATGTAGATAAATTCACAGATTCACAATTAAAGCGTCTGTACCGACAACATAGTTTCAAAGGTTGGAAAGACCTTAAGAAAAAAGTACATGTTTATAATCACAAAATTGTAAAAATAGAATATCTCACTGAAACAATGGATACAGGGTGTTTAAATGTAGATAACGAGTACCATACGTTTGCAATTGAGTCAGGGATATTCATCAAAAACTCAACAAATGAAGATTTCTTCTTCCCACAAACTGCAGAAGGGCGTGGTTCTAAAGTAGATACATTACCCGGTGGAGAAAACTTAGGACAGATTGACGACTTGCGTTACTTTAATAATAAGTTAGCACGTGGTTTACGTGTGCCTAGTAGTTACTTACCTAGTGGCCCAGATGATAATTCATCCCCATTAACTGACGGAAGATTAGGAACAGCATTAATACAAGAATTTAGGTTTAACCAATATTGTAAGCGCATGCAAGCATCGTTGGCACGTGTACTTAATACTGAATTTAAACTTTACTTAGCATTCCGTGGATTTAATATTGATAGTAGTTTATTTGATGTTAAGTTCAATGAACCACAGAACTTTGCTAGTTATAGACAAAGTGAACTAGATGCAACCCGTGTTGGCACATTTGCTAACTTAGAACAGTACCCTTATCTTAGTAAGAGATTCTTATTGGAGCGTTACTTAGGCCTTTCCGAAGAAGAAATGGTTAAGAATGAGGAACAATGGGAAGAAGAAAACGCTAAGGCGAAAGCAACGGATGTTGAAGGTTCTGACCTACGTGGCGTTGGCGTTATGCCTGGTGGATTTGAATCTGATATTGATACTATGGGAGAAATTGAAGGCATGGATGATATGGGTGGCGAAGATATGGATATGGGCGGTGAAGCAACAGGTGAACTAAACCCAATGGCATCCGAAGTACCACCGCAAGTATCGGGCGGTGATGTTGGTGGTGGATTAACATAAATAAGTACATGATATTAAACGAACTATTCAATAAAGCATTTCCTGGTTATCAGGATTTAGAAGATGACAACTCGCAAATCACTAAAGACGATTTACGAAAGACACGTCTTACTTTAAAACAAATCAATAAATTACGACAGATGAATGATATTCGTAATATTGAGAATGAAGAGAAACTTGGAAAGATTAAAAATATGTATTCTGCACCAATTGAAGAACCAATGGGTGGGGGATTTTAGATAAAAAAATCTATAAATCCCACAAAAACACACAAAAATCTTAAAAAAGGCACTATTACAGTGTCTTTTTTATTATGTGGTCTAAATACACACACGAATATGAATATTTTTAATTTTTTGGAGTAACCCATGAGTAACAAATTTGAAAAACTGATTGAATACGTCATTAATGACGAAGACCAAAAGGCATCTGACCTTTTCCATGATATTGTTGTAGGTAAATCACGTGAAATTTACGAAGGTTTAATGCAAGACGATATCGGTGGTGATACTGTTGATGATTTCATCGATGATGTTTCTGCTGACGAAGAAGGTGTTGATTTTGCAGATGATGCAGAAGAAACTGAAATGGACTTTGGTGGTGAAGTAGATGCTGAAGAGAATGAAGACGACCACGCTGAAATCGAAGACCGTGTTGTTGATTTGGAAGACAAACTTGACGAGTTGATGGCTGAGTTTGATGACCTTATCGGTGACGATACAGTTGATGCATCTGATGAAGATGAGATGGGTTCTGACATGGACTTCGAAGTTGATACAGATGACGAAGGTGAAGACTTTGGTGATTTAGACGCTGAAGAAGAATTATCCTTTGAAGACAAAGAGGAATTAGAAGAGGATGCTAAATTAGTAAATGCACCTAAACCAGTTACCTCAGAAGAAGGCAGTGTTAATACAACAAGTGCTAATGCAAATGATGCAGGTAAGAAATCTAAAACAGATGCAAAACCTGTTCAAACTAGTACAGCAACTGAAAAGGGACGCCCTGCACCAAAAGCAAAAGACTTAGGTGTTGATGGCCCAGAAGGTGGCGCAAAATTATCTAACGCACCCGCTCCTAAAAAAGGCGAGTAATTAAGTGTCTTTCTTACAGGAAAGTTTATCCTTTGATGCCGCTCAGATAGTTCTTGAGCGTGATGAAAAGGGTGATAAAAATCTTTTTATGAAAGGTCTTTGCATCCAAGGCGATGTAAAGAATGCTAATCAGCGTATCTACCCTGTTAATGAAATCAATAATGCTGTTAAGACATTAAAAGAGCAAATTGGTGGTGGATATTCTGTATTGGGTGAGTTAGACCACCCAGATGATTTAAAAATTAACCTAGACCGTGTAAGTCACGTCATCACTGATATGTGGATGGAAGGCGCAAACGGTTATGGTAAATTAAAGATATTACCTACTCCAATGGGAACACTAGTTGAGACCATGTTGGGAGCAGGAGTAAAGTTAGGTGTCTCGAGCCGAGGTAGCGGAAACGTTAACGAAAGCAACGGACATGTAAGTGATTTTGAAATAGTAACAGTTGACGTAGTAGCACAACCTAGTGCACCTGACGCTTATCCAACAGCCATCTATGAAGGTTTGTTGAATATGGAAGGTGGTTCTAAGTTGCTCGAAATGGCTTCTGATGCTAGAGAAAGTATCACAGCACAGAGGTTTTTGAAAAGTGGCATTTTGCAACTTATTAAAGACCTCAAATTATAGGAGATATTGATGCTAGATGCAATGAAACCCTTGCTTGACAGTGAACTTATCAACGAAGACACACGTATTGCAATCCAAGAAGAATGGGATGCAAAACTGACTGAGACTCGTGAAGAAGTACGCACTGAGTTGCGCGAAGAATTCGCTCAACGTTACGAGCACGACAAACAAACAATGGTAGAAGCACTAGACCGCATGGTATCCGAAAGTCTTGAAGTGGAAATTCAGGAAGTTGTTGCTGAGAAAGAACAACTTGCCGAAGACCGTGTTAAGTTCAACACTAAGATGACTGAAAATTCTAATAAATTTAATAAATTTATGGTTACTAAGTTAAGTGAAGAAATTAACGATTTAAGAAATGATAGACAACTCCAAACTGAAGGCATGGTTAAGTTAGAAAATTTTGTAGTTAAGGCTCTTGCAAGAGAGATTAACGAATTTGCACAAGATAAGAAAGAAGTTATTGAAACTAAAGTCAAACTTGTAGCAGAAGCAAAAACTAAACTTAATGCTCTTAAAACGAAGTTCGTTAAAGAGAATGCAAAGAAAGTTGGAAGTGTTATTACCAAGCGTCTAAACACTGAATTATCACAATTACATGAAGATGTTAAGGTTGCTCGTGAGAACAACTTCGGACGTCGTATTTTTGAAGCCTTTTCAACTGAATTTACAGGTACTCATTTAAATGAGAATGCTGTTATTCGTAAATTGAATGCTAAGATTACTGCACGTGATAGTAAGTTAGAAGAAGCCAAAGAAACAATCAAGAAAGCAAAAGTGCTTGTTGAATCAAAGAATGCTGAAGTTAAAACAATTAAAGAGTCTAATGTACGTGCTAAGACTATGGATGAACTGTTAAGTCCCCTACAAGAAGACAAAGCAACTGTCATGCAAAATTTACTTGAAAACGTTCAAACTTCAAGATTGCAACATACATTTGAAAAGTATTTACCAGCCGTTCTTTCTAATAAATCTGTAGGTTCAGATGTAAAAAGAAAGAAAGCACTAACTGAAAGTAAAACAACAGTTACTGGTAATAAAAAAGAAACAAAAGAACTGTACCAAGACAGCATCGACAACATTGTTGATATTAAGCGTCTAGCAGGTCTTTAATTAACTGATTTTTAGGAGAAAATAATGTCAGAACAATTAATCGAAAGTCGTTGGGTTGAAACCAAAGACGCCTTGTTAGAAGGTCTACAAGGTACAAAAAGAACAACTATGAGTGTAATCTTAGAGAATACTCGTAATCACTTAGCGGAATCTGCATCTGCAGGTGCAACAGCATCGGGTAACGTTGCTACACTTAACCGTGTAATCTTACCAGTAATTCGACGTGTTATGCCTACAGTAATTGCTAACGACTTAGTTGGTGTACAGCCAATGTCTGGTCCAGTTAGTCAGATTCATACATTGCGTGTACGTTATGGTACTACAATGAATGATACTAGTGCAGTAAACACCGATACTACAGCAGGCGACGAGGCTTTAAGTCCGTTTAAGATTGCTACAGCATACTCTGCTGGTACAGGTGCTACACAAGCGGCTTACACAGGTGGAACTACATCATCACTTGAAGGTGACGGCGGACGTAACATTAGTGTTCAGTTATTGAAACAAGCAGTTGAAGCAAAAACACGTAAGTTACAAGCACGTTGGACATTTGAAGCGGCACAAGATGCTAATTCAATGCACGGTATTGATGTTGAAGCAGAAATTATGGCGGCGTTAGCGCAAGAAATTACTTCTGAAATCGACCAAGAGATTTTACAATCACTTCGTTCTTTAGCAAACACTGAATTCACATTTGACCAAGCGGCAGTATCTGGTACTGCAACTTTCGTTGGTGATGAGCATGCAGCACTTGCTGTTATGATTAACAGAACTGCTAACTTAATCGCACAACGTACTCGTCGTGGCGCTGGTAACTGGGCTGTAACTAGTCCTCAATCATTAACAATCTTACAATCTGCAACTACGTCAGCATTTGCCCGTACTACAGAAGGCGCTTTTGAAGCACCTACAAATACTAAGTTTGTTGGTACATTGAATAGTGCAATGAAAGTATATGTTGATTCATATGCAGCAGATAGTACAGCAGTTCTTGTTGGTTATAAAGGTTCTAGTGAATCTGAT